GTCCCGCGCGCTCAGTTGCGTGTTAAATTCTTAAGATTCGGGAGATTACTCCCCTTCCTCCTTTTCGGTGACACCGTACAAGGCAGAGGGACCACCCCTACCAGGTGTGGACTTATCCTAAGCTTGAGCACCTAGCTGCGCGTTTATTGAACCTCTCCCAAGTAACTACACCTCCAGGGCAGGCAGACATATCTGCAGGCTGGTAAGCCATTACCTCACCAACACCCACGGACAGAGGACTGCCTGGAGACCCAGAGAGCAGGCTTGGGTTCGGCGTTTATATACGCCTCCCACGTCTTGCTTAAGGACATAGGACGGTTAACACCTCCGAAAACCTCCTGGGGACAACTCCCGATAGAAGAACCCTTGGAGTTAACCGGGTCGGCACTCTCGCAAAATCTAGTGAGTTTCCCAGCCACTCCCGAACTCCCATACCTTCATCCACCAAGAAGCCGGTCTACGCTTCGATTCCTCAAGTTTGATCTTGCAGAAATCGGGCATATACCGTTCCGTCTTGTCTAGACGAGATATGTAATCCGAGAAAGCCTGGAAAGCCTTGTCAAAAGCTGATTCGTCGGGGAGAACAAAGTTCTCCGGCCGCGAAAGACGGAACTGCTTAGCATCATATATCTTCCCACCTATGATAGGCAGGAGCAGATACATGATCTGTTGAGATAACGTCTCTTTATCAGTAATTTCAAGACCAGAGCCAGGCTCCGCTGGATCGAGCGGCGGAATGAACTCCAACGCGCCGTAGTTGGTCGGACGCATCCAACGGGCATGCTCGCTGTACGCATGATCGGTATAGTAGTCAAGAAGAGAATTCAACTTGGCTTCTAGATCGATCAGAGGCAATACACGCGAAGAGTTGATCCCAACCATCCCGAACCATTGGTACCAGGAAGCGAACGAAATCTGACTAACCCCGGGTTGAGCTAAAAAGACGAGAATCCGAGCTACGACTCTTGACTGACGTCGGAGAGCCCTAGACAACGAGCCTCGAACTTTGTAACCCTTCCCAAGGAAAGCCAGCACGTCCGCCGGTCTCCAATTACGCCGAAACTTATTGAGAAGAAGAAGTAGTGCGTCCAGGGAAGAACTGGCAGCCGCGGCCTCTCGCAGAGGCAGCGGGGTGCAGTCGATCCCCTTCGACACGAATCTCTTTGCATACTCAAAAGTCCCATTGTTGGAAACAAGGGACTTATGCATCGAGATTCCTACTCCTAATTCCCGCATAAGTTCGAGGTACTGGTGAACGACATGCCGATCCCATATCAGCACATCGTCTCCCAGCACGGCGTACTTTGTGAACCACTCACGAACACCAGCTCGTCTGGCCGACAACTGCACCAGGAAATGGTGGGTGAGAGCTAACATCGCCCACGAAGAGTAAGCACCCATCGGCTGTCCACAGGCATACATTACCTGAGAGGCAACCGACGAGTACTTCTTCGGGACTTTGTAAGCTCGCCCGACCAGGAAGTCTTTCCAAGGACTTCCTAGACCGGGCTTGAGATAATCGACTAGTAGAGACTGCAGAGAGACGGGGAGTCTATCTGTAGCGGCGGAAAGGTCCAAGGAGGCAACATATCCTCCTTGTACTTCGTCACAGGCTCGACGTACTCCTTTCATCTGGTCAAATGTGGAATCCTGAGGTATGAACCTCAGGGAACCAAAAATGGCCCTATGCAGGGGATACAGAAGAGTCTGTGTCCACCAGTCGACCATCGCAAACACCCGCTTCTTCCCCGGTTCTTCCTTGACCCCTAATTTTCCGAGGGGCCAAGGAAAGACGTGCGTCCCCGAAACGAGGGATTTAAACGTTTCCATTCGAGGCAACGCGTCGGGCCCTAGAAGGTCCCCTACCTTCTTAAGACTCGAAAGCAAGTCTGGAAAGTTAAAGAACTGTACAGCTTGCTCGAACAGAACCGACATGGACGTCTGAATCCAAATAAGACGCCTCATGCGGCCCTGTCCGACGTATACCCCTCCTTTGTTACGTTTAGATCCCGTCTGGGTACCAGGTGCGGCCTTCTTTAACTCTAGAGGCTCCCATTCGGGAAATTCGAATTTACACCCCATCTTCTCTAGATCAGAGAAGAAACAAGGTATAAACCACGAATAAGCATCTAGGTTTAAAGAAGGGCCAGGCGTTACTATTGTCTTCACCGAAAATCTTGCGCGGAAGTCCAATACTCGGTATAAACCGAATAAAGTCAACCAGAAACGCAAGAATCTCGGGTCAGACGCTAGAAGCGCCTTCCGATGGACCTTAGGTACGATCCTCGGTACACCCGCCCCCGTTCGGGCAACGCGGCATCCGTAAGGAGATAGATCTTTCACCTTTTCACCTGCAGCAAGCTTCATAAGAAGAATGCTACAAGTTTTAAGATAAATAGCTAGTCCCTTGGATCCGCGCTGTGCCCGCAAACGCACACAGAAGTGAGAAAACGAAATGATAGATAATATCCACGACCGGTTTACGTCACCTAGCCAAAGCCGAGACACTCTAATGAGTGCCCCGACTAAGGCTCGCTCGCGTTTTACGACGAGCTGCCAAGAACGGCCTGCTTCTAAGCGCTTCAACCAAGCTTCCCATAGGGTTCTTGTTGTCACGTTTAGATTAAGCATGTTAGTTATTATTTATTTAATAACCGTTCCCTTCCGTTTGCAGTACCATGTAAACACGGTACTGGGCGGCAGGCACCCCTCCGGGGGTAGGTGGTAAACCGTGAGGTTGTCTCACTGTTATCCCTCAAGGTGAGAAGTTAGTCGCTAACAGCGATCCTAACTCCAGGAACCCCTGGTTACCTCTGACTAGAGGCCTGTGGAGGTCATCCGAAACGAAATATTCTTCAAAATAAGTCGCTCATATACCTCCTTAGGCATAGACGTGAAAGAGGGCCAATTTTCCCTTTTCACCTCTCGGAACCCAGTAAGATGCCTCCCCCGTCCGGCTGGACGAGGCGGAGCTTCCCTGGGGTCTAGGACAGGTAACAGTTGCAATACAGTGATCCCAAAATGGTTGAAGCCATTGTGGGACTGAACTACAAATGCTACCAGCCCAGTAGTTGGGTTGTAGCTAGAAGGAGA